GCTTGGCAGTATCGGTCGCCCCCGCCGAAGGACCACTCGGCAAGGACGCGGAGACGTTTTTTTCCTGTTCCAGCAGCAGACCTTTGGAAACGTAGCTCAGCTGGAAGGCCTCGAAGATCGGCCAGATATCGAGAAGCGCGTCGATCGCTTCTGGGCTTGGGTCGATGGGATTGCCGCCTGCGTCGCCGATGCCCTCCCAAGCGATCACTGCCCGTCGTGCCAGCGCTTTGGCAAAGGCGAGGGCGCGTTCTTCGTCGGACGCGGTCTCGGGGACCGCCTCGACGGCTGGATCGCTGCGCGTCGCAACCATCAGGGCCGTAGTCAGTGGACGGAGCTCTGCCCGCACACCTGGTGCGAGATCATGCCAGTGCGGCGTGTTCGTCAGATCAAGCGAAAGCATCAGTATACCTCAATATCGTTGATCAGGGTTGCGGTGCACATCCGACCGACCGTGCTGTCGCGGGCCGCCTGCCAGTCGAAGGTGGCCTGCACACCCTGCGGCCCGGAAATCTCGATCCGGGGGCGCGGCAGGTAAACGGCGTGCACGGTGAACGTGAAGCTCTCGCCAGAGGGCAGCACATAGGCGAACTCAAGCTCGCAGGGATCGCCGTTGATTGCCTGTGTCACCAGCGTCTGATCCGCGAACCGGACCTCGATGGAGCCGGTCAGAGCCGCAATGGACGGGTCTGCCCCGTCGATGCGGCCGTCCGAGCGGATGGTTTCGATCCGGTCGAGATTGTTGGCGTATGTGATGTCGGCTGAAACCACGTTGCCGAGCGCCGAGCCGTTTCGCGTGATCGCCCCATTGAAATGGCCAAAGCGCTGCAATTCCAGCGTGGCGGGTGTCCCGGCGCTGGTGGTTGTGCCCACGGTTTCGCCCTGCGCCACCAGCCGGGCCGTTGCGGTCAACAGACCAGAGCGCTGCATCTGCCAATTGATCTGGTCGAGCACGCAGCCGGAATACATCGCGTAGCGCGGCACCTCGGGCATACCGGTCTCGATCGACATGCTGGGCAGCGACCAGGACCCCGACTGGAACTCGTGGGTCCAGGGACCGGTGCCGGTCGTGGTCGGGTCACCAAAGGCCGCCTTAAGCCAAAACCCGAAGGCTTCCGCGTCGAGCGGCACCACGACATCGCCATCCGCCGTCACTGCGTCCTTGATCGGTGCCAGCGGATCGCGCCCGTAGCCGAGAAGCTCGGAGTTCAGCAGCGGTTGCTCTGCGCCCAGCGAGGTGCTGGCGAAGGGCATCTTTGTGAAACCGCCCACCGGCGGCGTTCCATAGGTTGTCTCAAACGCAAGCGCCATCTGCGCCCGCGCCCCTTGGGCTCGTGCCATCGTGTTCTCCTCAGGTTGTTGGGATCAGGCCAGTGGGTCGGCCGTCGAATAATGCAGCACCACCGGAATGACGGCGGCCTTCAGACTGGCTGCGCCCTCGACCGGCAGATCGACTGACCGTGGTGCTTCGGCTTCGACCCAGTCGCAGAGCCCGCCGAGCGTCCGATCGACAGCAAGCGCCGCGCCAATGCTGGAGGTCAGTGTGTCGAAGGCGTCGTCACGGTCGGTGCCTTGCACGACCGCTTCGATCTCGGCCCGGTGCTGGTAGTGGTAGCGCAGCGGTGACAGCGTGACCTCGGGCTCGCCCGGTTCGCCGTCTCGCAGGATCAACAAGCCCTCGGTCGGGATGCGCTCGGGCAGCACCTCGCCGCGCAGGGCGGTGGCGGGCAACATCGAGAGCCGCGCGTACAGCGCGGTGAGGATGGTTTCGCGAACTGTCAATTGGCTATACTTCCAGTGAACAAGGCGCGACTATGCCGAGTGAGGGCGATTTGAGAGCGCACGCTAAGCGAGGATAATTAGGTAGAGTGACCGATGACGATCAAAGACATATTTGACTTCCTAAGGAATCTTCTGCTGTCTGCTGCAGTTATGGCAGCATCGCTCTTCATTGAATTTCAGTCACAAGATGGGATTGGGCGAGACCTCATATTTTCTGAGCGCTTTTATGAAGATCGCTCTGAATTTCTAACCTCCCCTTACAACGTCTACCTTGAGAAGTTAATTCAAGCGGAAACAGAGCTGTACTTCCGTGGTTTCAAGCAAGGTGGAATTCGCGTTATTGAGCGCATGACATCTTCGCAATATTCCGAGCTTCAAGCTTCACTTCAAAATCTCGAACTGCTGAGATACGAACGTTACAAGGATGCAGGACCACAACGGTGGCTCATGAATATCCTCTTTGCTTCATCGTTCGTTCTCGCTATCTTGAACAGCCTGTGGATTTCATCAAAAATACCGCATCTGAGCCGCCGCTACTTCACTTGGGCAGCGCGTGCGACTGTTTTCTTTGCAGGGGCCGTGACCTCCGTTTTTTCACTTACAACGATTATGGACACACGAAGAACTGAGTTATTCGACAAGGATATTACCCGGCAGGAAATCATCGCGTTTTCAACCGAAAGCCTCGGCGACAACGAATATCAATCATTCAGCACTGACCACTTGACGGGTATTTCTTTCGACAGCTTTAGATGGTGAAATATCTTGCCTCCACCCAGTTTGCGACGATCAGCCCTGGCACGCTGTCGAACGCGCGTTCAGCGTCCCTGTCGAGGTTCAGCCGCTTGGGCAGCTTCACCTGTGGTACCAGCAGGAAGATCGGCGCGGTGACCTTTCCGCGCCCGGTCTTGGAGCGCGACACAACCGCTTGGCCCTTCGTATTCAGCCGCCCTTCCGCCACCAGCAGGCTCGGACCCGTCCGGCGATAGACGAAGCGTAGACGCAGACCGCGTCGCCGCTCCCATTCACCCGGCGTGATCCGCCCGCCACGCGTGGATTTTCCTGCGGCGGGCAGCGGGATTGCCAGCCAGAACCCATCCTTCGATCGGATCAGCGGCCCAGTGTCATGCGCTCCAATGATGACCGGGGCCTTGGACCAGACCAGCGCAGCGGCATCCAGGCTCTCGCCCGACCTCGGGAAGTTCTGGTTACGGATCGAGTTGGCAAGCCGTCGCCCTAGTCCCGCGCCAGTAATCTGCATACGCCAAGCAGACTTCAGTCCGGTTCCAGCCTCGCGCATTGCGGCCGTCACCGCGCGTTCGCCCGCCGCGACCTCTGCCGCCATCATGGCCACAATGTCCGGATCGATGTCGAGCTTGAGCTTCACGCGGGCCTCAGATCAACGGTCCAGACCAACCGTTCCCGGTCGCGCACAGGCTCGCCCTGAAAGAGGAAGGCGTCGCCATCGATTTCCAAGCGGTCACCCGGGCGCGGGGCCGGAACCTCCGCGACGCGCAGGTCGATCCGGGTCGTTTCCGACCAGAGCCGCGCGTCGCCGAAGTCTGTGATGGCATCGGCCTGCCGCGAGACGATGCGCACCAGCACGGGCGCGCCGCCGTCGGAGGTGTAGACCGCCTCTCGCCCGATGTTGGGATCAGCGAACAGCGCATCCAGAATGGCGGCGAAGGCCGTCATCAGAAGCTCGCGTTCAAGCGCACCCGGCCGATCAAGTCACCCGCGCCGCCTGCGACCGCTTCGGTGGCCACGCCGATCAGCGTATTCGCCGTGGCGGTCTTGGTGGCTTCCTTGTTGGTGTTGTCCCAATAGACCTTGTCACCGGCAGACCAGGCTTGAGATGCGACCTTCTTCAGGTCGAATATGCCGACGAGCGCGGTCTCGACCGTTTCGGCATTGGCGGCATCCCCGGCGGCAACGCCGAAGATGGAGCCAACGAGCAGGCCGTCGCCGGATGTCACGGCATAGGGCGCAGTCAGGGTGATGGTGTTGCCGGGCTGGACGTAGTTCTTCATTGCAGGATCCTTTCCAAACGGGAACGGGCGGCCCGATTGGACCGCCCGTCAGAGGTGAGATGTCGGCGATGGCCCGGTTTATGCGCCCGGGTTCTTGTAAAGGCCGCGCCAGTCGATGGCCTTGGCACCGAAATCGAGGCGGCACTTGATCTCGACTCCGTCGACGTCGAAGCCATTGCGCGTCTCGATGTAGGCGCCCTGCTGACCTTCGAGATAGGCGTACTCGATGGTGTCGATCTGGTTCGGGCTGGCCGCCAGATACCAAGCGGTCTCGCTGGCGGCATCCAGCCGAGGCTCGCTGATCGGCGCCAGCGTGCGGATCGATTGCGGTACGACGTTGGAGGTCGCGGCGGGCACGAGGTTCTGCGCGACCATCTGCTCCGCCTTCAGCTCCAGAGAAGCGGGCACGATCAGAAAGGCGGGGCGGACGTTCAGCACCGTCTTCTTGTCGAGGCCGGTCTGTTTCGCCATTGCCGCCCGCGCCGCACCTACGGCATCCACCGCCAGCGCCGCGCCGGTTCCCGCGAGGTTCTTGTGGCTGGTGTGGAACAGGGCGTTGCCGTCGGCCATCGCCGGGTTGGCGGTGATAATGCCCCAGACCACGTCCGACTCCAGCTGCGCGATCGAGTTGCCGTACATCGCCGGGATCCGGGTGAAGGCGTCGAGATCGTCGTTGATCAGGGTCTGGCGGGTGATCGCGACGACCCGGCCATAGGTCTTG